TGTAAGTGTAACTACATTATCCTCTACTTCATACGCTGTAGCTTCTGCTTGCTCTTGTTCTGCTTCTGCATACTGATCGGGAAACATCTCTTGAATAATGCCCTGCCGTAGATCTGCAAAGTCTTCCCAAGCATCAGGGTAAAGCTCTAAGAACTGCTGTGCTGCAGACATAGTGAGTGCCTCATCAAGAGCAGCCCTCATGCCATCCTCTGAACCAGCCGAACCAAAGACCATGCCAGTCTTGATACTGCCCGTCCACTCACCGTCCTCAACGACAGGAGATAGTACAATAGCTACGTCACCAGGTTTAATCTCATAAGCCATTACTCTCTCCTCTTAACTTTGACACGTTGCTCTTTCATTCGCTTGCCTTTCTCTTTGAGCCACTCTTCTGGTATCACACGATTAGCCCAGAGGAAACCCTTTTGATCGCACCAATCGCAGTACCTACTATTGGGTCATTTTTTAAGCCTTTAATTAGCATTACTAAATTCAAAACGAATATCTAGTGGAGGATGCTGACGCTGTATCTCTATATGTTTACGTCTATCTGCAGCAGAAAACAACCCCTTCATCTCAATTATTATACCGTTGTCTAACTCAAAGTCAGGTGTGTAAGTGCGATACTTTAGGTCTTCCCATTCGATCTTTAGCTTTTCATAGGCTACAATCTTCTGTCTGTCCTTGAGGTACGCAGCAGCCTCTACTTCAAGACCACTGCGATACAAGCGTGAGTTATGTCTTCTAGCCATACTTATACTCAGGTGCTATGTAAGTATAGTCAACCTCTTGTGGGTTCTTAGACTTACTAGGGATGCTAGGACGTGGCTGCAAGTTAGTGTGACACTTGTGCTTGAAGCTACAGAACTTACACCCTGATGGTAACACCCAGTTGCCTGTCTTCTTACGATAGAATGTTTCCTCTACTGGCTCAAAGCAACGCTCAAAGGGTTCATCATTATCTATGTAGTCTACGAGAGCTTGGATGTCAGCGAGTACTGCTTCCTTGTCCACTCCCTCAGAGGCGTCTACATACTTGAACTGTCCGTTTGCTTTGTTGACTACCCACCAGCCACCTACCTCTTTCCCAGCACCCTCTGCGTAGCCCACAAGCTGTGCCACGTACCCAAAGCTGTCACCTCGTGCAAGTGTATCGAAGGAAGCAAACTTGTTATCATATGACCAAGGGGAGGCAGACTTAACATCATCAATACGCCCATCCATCTCCATGTCATACTCACCCTTGATCTCCTGACCGTGAGGTAACTTGAGTGTAACCTTATCGTTGTCCTTGAACTCTACACCAGCAGAGCGTAGTACTCCCTTGAACACAGCCTCAACAATATCGCCAAGGATCATGTTCATCAGGAACGCTGGAGGAAAGGGTGTCTTATCTTCTGGATCGTTCTTCTCAAACCACAGCTGGCACTTAGGCTTACCAATGTTAGACATGCGTAAGCGAAACTTATCACGAGGGCCACTATCAAACTGCTTATACAATGCAGCCTCAACATCGGAGGCGACTTGTTTAGCCACCTCCTCTGTCATAGTACTCTCGCCAGCCATAGCCTTCTGTAAGAAGTTGAAGACTTTTAACTCAGCGGGATGATTCATTATTCCACCTCAATGAAGTCGTTGTTAAGGATGTCCTTGACCACAGCCTCATCAGCTGCTGACATGCTCTTATCATTACGCTCATTGTGTAGATCAAGCACCTTACCATTCATGTACTCAACAAGTTCAATGAAGTCCTTGAGTGTCTCATTGTCACTGTCTGACAGATCAACGCTGCTACCTAGCTTGGCTTCAATCTTACCAAACTTAGCACCAGTAGGGATGCTATCCTCTACACCAGACATTTTAATGGTAGACATGATAGGCAGTAGGTTCTTACGGTTCAAACCGTTCAGTACAGCATCAATACTCTTGAGTGATTCACGGTTCTTAACATCCATGACCACAGGTATATCAGTGTAGTTGCCAGTCACTGGTTCACCCTTGTCATTGATAGGGTTGTCTAGTGTTACCGTACCAAAGAATACCTTAACACGCTTGACTGAACGCATAATCTGTTTGGTAGCCTCAGGTAGTGACTGGAAGTCTTCGATGTACCCTGTAGGACGCCCAAGGTTAAAGCCACCAATGCTGTCCTTCATGTCACCGTTAAGTGAGTTAGACAGGACAGACTTCTCCATCTCTTCTGTCTCACTGTTCCAACGCTGCCACTGCTGGCGCTGGGCAAAGACACGAAAGGTAATGCCATTGCTGTACACCTTATCCTCGCCCTGTGTCAGGGTGAATGCACCTATGGGAACAACCTCTGTCTTGATTGTCTTGCCGTTGAACTCAACCTCACCCATGATAGGCTGGTGAATCATACCGACACGTGCAATAGATGGTGTAGCCTGCTGTGCTGGTGCAGAAGACACACCCATAAGCTCAGCCATAGACTGTCCACGATCTGTTGCTATTTGTAGTTCATTGCTCATTTCTATATCCTTTTAATAGAGTCAAAGAGTACCTAGTTATACCTCAAACATCCACTGTGTCAAGCCAGTTGGGGCCGATTTTAGCTTCTAATAATAGAGGCACATTCATTCTTATTCCATACACTGACTCAACTAGATCAGTCAAGCCCTCATTCATATCATTTACCATACCTAGTACCTGATCTACTTCGTCAGGGTGTATGTCAATCACTGTTGAGTCATGCACGGTATTAACCAGACAGGATTGCATAGGTTCAAGACGCTTGTACATCTCATTGAGTACGACAGGTACGACATCACCTGTTGCAAAGCCCTGCACTGGATAGTTCTTGATCATTGTGAAGTGTGTCACACTCCCGTTTGACCTACGAGATATGTCAGGGAAAGCGTACTGTCTGCCTGACACATTGGTAATCTTATTGAAGCGCATTGCCTCCTCTCCTAAGTTCTTATGCCATGCTGCAATCCCCTTATACTTATCAATGAACTGAATGTAGTACGCCTCCTCTGCCTTACTTCTGCC